ATCAAAGTAAACATTAGTCGGCATATCTTACCCTATCATATGCACTGGAGGTAATTCATATGCAAGTTGAATCTGTTCTTCCAGTTTTGTAAGTTCTTCTTGTGCTTGAGTGTATAGTTGTTCACCATTCAGTGCAACACCACCCAACATCTGCACACCTTGGAACTTAGAAAGGTTTGCACCCCATTGTCTCTTAATCAACTGAGTTGCATATTTCTTTAGGAAGATGTCATCCCACACATCCGTGTATGTAGAAGGGTCTAGTTTACGATAACATTCAATAATCAACCAATCATTCTCAACATAGTCTGTTTGGAAATCTGCATCCAAGTAGAGTCTGTTCTGGTGTTGGTTGTGACGAATAGGTGTCTCACCAATCAGAATGTGGTCAATGAAATCCAAATGTTGCATTGTCATTTCATAGTGCATGATTGAAGTTGAACTGAAATCATATAAGTCATTCAGTCTTAACTGATAACGAACATCAAACATATTCAATGCTTGTTTATCAGTCAATGGGAATACTTGAACCACTGACATCACTGAACTTGGAACAGGAATATAGTTCTTCTGTTCATACCAAGTTGCAGTTGTAGAACCATCTACATCCGTTGCAGTTGTTCCACTGTTATTACCACGAGCTCGTGTAATGTCATCAGCAGTAATACGATACTTCATGAATACTTTTTCAATACCATCATAGTGATACTGAGAGAAGTATTGAAGTGCTTCGTCTATTCTATCTTCTACTTGGTCTGGGTCAACATTGATTTCAATCACTGGTTTACCCAAAGCTCTGAGACAGTATTCTTTAAATGTTGCTCTTGTGCTTGGTGTTGCCATATTTTTATCCTAATGCAATTGCAAAGGTGATACCATTGTTCACCGCTTTTGTTGTTACCTCAGAAGAGGAATCGACATCTAAGTTTGTTCTTGCTGTTGCCGCATCATTAACATCACTCAAGTCATTCGCAACTGCGAGTGCTTCAGAGGTTGAATAAACATCCAAAGATGTTCGTGCAGTTGCACCAGATTCTAAAACAAAGTTTGTTCCATCACCAACAATAAAGTTTCCATCTGTAGGTGTGAGTGCGGCAATGTCTGCTAACTGAGCATCATATGCCTGAACATCTGTTCCAATTGCAAGTCCTAAGTTTGTTCTCGCATCAGAAGCTGTAACTGCACCTGTTCCACCATCAGTGATTGCAATAAAGTCTGCCGCAACAAACTCTGCGAGTCCTGTTGGGTCACTTCCAGTGTATGTTGCTTTAATTGGTGACTTAGCTGCCATATCTTATCTCTTAACTCATTATTAAGGTAGTATGGGAAGTTCCACTTGAGTCGGTAAATGGCATATATAAACCAGCAATCGCCTCAGTGAGTGTTCCAGCAACTACACTCATTTTTAGACTGTGAGATGTTCCACTGGAATCTTCAAAAGGAATACCAGTTGGTGTTCCAAATGTAATTGTGTCAGTGGATGCATCTGTTGTAATAGTATTTAGTCCCTCAGCAACAAGTGTTAATGTGTCTGTAGAACTGTCTGCTTGAACAGTAGATTGCCCACTTACCGCAATGTTTGTAAATGCAGAACCAGCAGAACCAGAACCAGTTGCCGTATCGGCAATGGTAACGATTCCACTACTTGTTCGCATATAGATTTTTTGGTCGGTGGTATTGACTGCAATTTCACCAACTTCTAAATCCGATGTTGTGGGTTGCGAACCGCCCGTTTCCGAGCGTTTCGGTTTAAGAACTACTGCCATTAGTAGGTGCCACCATCAACTTCTGTTATTGTAACAACTCCAGAAGATACTAGGAAGTTATCAGAACTGAACGATGCAACACCTTTGTTTGATGCAGTTGCAAGTTCAGCATCAATCTGGAATGTTCCAGCAGAATCATCGTATGTAAAGTCGATACCTTCACCAGCAACGAACAATGCATTGATTCTGTCATCTACTCTTTCATCTGTGTAGAATAGGTTACCATTCTCAGAGAAGTCACCAGTGTCCAGTGTGAGTGAACCACCAAGTGCAAGAGAAGAACCATTGATTGTTACAGAGTCATTGACAAGTTTTGCGTTTGCAATCGAACCAGCAAGCATCGCATTGGTAATACCAAGTGCCTTAACTTGTAGTGAGTCACTTGCAATCTCAATAGAACTGTCATCAACATTAACATCCAATGTGTTACCAGTTTTTGACAGTGCATCACCAGCACTGATTTGTCCAGCACCAGAGAATTGGTCAAATGTGATGTTGTCTGTTCCAAGAGTTGGAGTTCCGTTATGTGTTGCAACATAACCGTTGTCTGCGTTGTTAGTTCCTTCTTCAACGAAAGTAAATGCACCACCAGTAATTTCAGAAGCTTCGTTTGCGTCTGGAGTTCTAGTAAGAACGAATGCAGATGAAGCACCACCAGTTG